GCCGAACTCTCCAAGCTGGTTGAATTGCTTGCGGCAAAGGAAACATCTTTGCAGAACGCGCAAGCGCACATTGACCGCCTGTTGGCTATAATTGACAATCTAACAAAACAACAATGATATGGATGCAATAAAAATCAAGGTCGCCGATTATTACGGCAACCCGTCTTATTATTCGGTTATGCCGAATGAAATCTTTGATGCGTTGGAATTGGCTTCGCTGAAAGGCGAAACAGAAACGGACGTGGACAAAGTATTGTTCACGCAAATGGTTGATAACTACAAAAAGAAAATGGCGTTATGCAAAAGGTGAAATATACATGGTTGGTGTTCGCTTTGATGCTGGTGAACATGGCTTGTTCTTGTTCGTCATCCTTGAACGATGATGGCGATGACGAACCGCAATTTGTATTGTCGGACATATCCGGCACATGGACGGAATATGCTTATAAATGTTCCGATGGTTACTTTGTGGATATATCCGGCACGGGTTGCGTTTATGAATTTGCACGCCCGGACGCGTTCACGAAATATCAAATCAAGGATGGGGAAAAGGAAATATTGACGCAAGGAAAATGGACTTACCATCCCGAAACACGCACGGCGGAAATCAAGGAACCGCGCGGATGGGATTTGACCATCAAATTTGACTTTGCCGTAAACGAAAACGCCACCTTATATATAATAGGGAAAACCGCGAATCAGAATCAAACAATAAAAGTCAAGCGAACAAGCAAATGAAAAAATACATCAACCCACAAGCAAACGCAATCCAAGCGCGCTTTTTCCAAGCCCTTGAATTGGCGATTCAATCCGGCAAGATTTCCGGGTTGAAAGGCTTTTGCCGCGACCATAATTTCAACCGCACCAAATATTCGTTGTTGCGCAATACATTGGGAACGGACGCGATGACGTACCGGGTTATTGATTTGGATGCGCTTTCTGCAATCTGCAAAGATGGCGGCGTGAATCCGGCGTGGTTGCTGCTTGGTGTTGGTGATATGCTATCAAATAAAGATTCATCAAAATGCACATCAAAAAAGGAATAAAGTTCTTGTTGCACAAGCGCGCCGCCGGGCAAACGACAAATCTTGCCATCCGAATGCGCGTCACGTTGCATGGCGAACGCCCGTTGGATTTCCCATTGCGGCAAAACATTGATGCCGCCGATTGGAATGCCGACACCATGCGCGCGTTGCCATCGTGTCCGGTGTGCGATGACATCAACCGAACCATTGACGAATGGACATCCGTTTGCAACGAAATCTTTGCGCGTTACGAACTCATTGAAAAGCGCGTGCCGACACCGGGCGAAATCAAAGACTTGTTCAATGATATGGTTGGGCGCAAAACGCAATTGAACGACACATTGCCATCGCCGGATGAAAAATTCTTCAAGGTGTTCGATATGTTCACGCGCGAAATGGGCAAGAAAAACCAATGGACGGACGGAACGTTTGAAAAGTTTGCCGCCCTCCGGCATCACATCGCAACGTATGATGCCAAGTTGTCGTTTCCATCGTTGACCGAACAAAAGATGCAAGGGTATGTTGACGCGCTTTTGCGAAAGGATATGCGCAACACGACCATTGCAAAGAACCTTGCGTTCTTCCGGTGGTTTTTGCGCTGGGCGCATCAAAAAGGATATTATCAAGGCAACTTGCATGAAACATTCAAACCAAAGATGAAAGGCGTTGACGGGAACAAGGAAATCATATATTTAACCCGTGACGAAATATCACGCCTTGAATCATGGGAATTTGCCGCGACACAACAAAGCCTTGCGCGTGTGCGCGATGTGTTCTTGTTCTGCTGCTTCACCGGGTTGCGATATTCGGACGTTGCAAAGCTGAAACGCACCGACATCAAGGATGGATTCTTTGATGTGGTCACACAAAAGACGCATGACGGATTGCGCATCGAACTCAACGACCACGCACAAGCCATCCTTGACAAATACAAGAATGACAACATCAAAGGCGATTTGGCGTTGCCTGTAATCTCCAACGTCAAGATGAACGCACAATTGAAAGTTATGGGGCAAGTTTGCGGAATTGACGAACCGACACGAATCGTGTACTTTCAAGGACACGAACGACACGAACAAGTATTTCCCAAGTGGGCGTTGCTTACAACACATTGCGGTCGGCGTACTTTTGTAGTTACGGCGTTACAACTTGGCATCCCATCCGAGGTGATTATGAAATGGACGGGGCATTCAGACATGAAAGCAATGAAACCTTATATGGCAATTGTTGACGAATTGAAAGCAAAGGCGATGGAACGCTTCAACAAGTTATAAAGTCCGGTGTACACGAAAATAAGTAAAGAAAAAAGGCGTACACGAAAATGTACACGAATTAAAAGGGGTAAAATGGCATTGTGTGGTATTATAAAACACCACGATAAAAATGAAAAACCCTGTGTGTTAGGTTTTTGGCATTTTCTGACATCAGAAAGGATTGCGGGTTTTAGTGCCTCTCTCTCCGCCAAAATCAGCGTAACGAGTTGTAAAACAACAAGTTGCGCTGATTTTTCGTTTAAGGGTGCGCCAAATCTGCGCCAGAATTTTTTAGGTAATTGAACAAACGTCTTTAATCCACCGATGTAACTTAATCTAAAATTTGTTAATTTCGTCTTACATAATGTAGTTTTTCGCTAGGAGGTTGCGTCTAACTCGTGTAAGTCATTAAAATAAGAATAAAAATGAATGACAATCAACAAAAATTCGCGGACATGGTCCAACAGAATAAAAGCACTATTTACACCGTATGCTACATGTTCTCCAAAGACCAGGACGAGGTGAACGACTTATTTCAAGAGGTGCTCATCCGCCTGTGGCAAGGATTTGCCAACTTTGAGGGCCGAAGCGATGTGAAGACGTGGATCTACCGTGTGGCGCTCAACACGTGCATCACGCTGGACCGAAAGAAACGACGCCACCACAAGGAAAGGGTCTACATGGGCGATGACCTCTTCAGCGGCAACGAACGTGACTCACAGCAGGCAGAGATGCTGCACAAGCGTATTATTCGGCTTCAGCCTCTCGATCGTGCCATTGTTCTGCTCTGGCTCGAGGACATCAGCTACGAGGAGATTGGTGCCATCATCGGCATTACGGCAAAGAACGTGAGCGTTCGACTCTACCGCATCCGCGAACAACTCAAAAACTTGTCTAACGACTAA